TATTATACCACAAGGTTTTACTTGACTTCGCACTTATCACAAAGAATTGGCTTGTGTGGTTTTCTCTTATAATCTTCAGGCAAGCGTTCTCCACACTTCCTACAGATTTTGATATTAAAGATTCTACAGTATAAACGCCAGTAGTTTAAGTAGTTCATAACTTCTTTTTCTTTCGTGCCTTATTACAATCCTTTACATCTAGACAGCGTGACTTTCCTTTGTGATGTATAATACCCTCAATGTTTATAATAGTATCTGGGTATGACCTCCCACAATAGATACACACCTTGCCTCTCCATTGTGGCATTTGGTTTAATTCATTATTTATAGCCATCTGATACTCGGATTCTTTATTTCTGGTTCATAGAAAGCCAAAGCTAATGAATCAGCCTTATCCGGAGACTTTAGATGATATGTCCTTTTCATTTCCTCTTTAGAAACTATCTGTAACTTCTTATCCGAGGCTATCTTAAACCTGATACTGGAAAGCTGTGCTATTAAGTCTTGGTCATCTGGTATTGAGATAGTTCCTGCTTCAAATCGCTTTCTAAGGTTGTCATACATCTCGGCCCTTGAATTAACGTAGTGTTCTTTGTCCATAGGTTCACCACCAGCTATGATACCGTTAATGTAAACCTTCTGCTCTCGAAGTCTATCATAGATACCTGCACCTAAAGCTACAGCATCTAAATTGACGTTCTTAGGGTCTATATTAAAGCGTTCTATCTTCTGTAAAATGATACCAGTAGATTCCATAAGGTCTGTTTTGCCCCATGAGTCTGTATGAATAACCCGCCCGCCTTGTCTTACCGTAAAGACGCTCTGGTCATCGCCTTCCCTTGAAATGTCGGAGCCTCCAAACTTGACATCACTATCTTTGACCTCAAGTTCCCTATTTACCGCAGCCCGAATCTGTTGGTACGGGAATAAGAAGTTACCACCTTCAAGAGCATCCCATGAACCCTCAAGCATACTTTTAATCCACTCTTCAGGGTAAATAGCTCTTAAAGAACTTTCGTAGTCAGCAGGGAGAAACGGATTGTCTCTAGGTAAGCTCTGAATGAATACGTGGTCTGGTAGTTTCTGTTCTACAAACTTCTGTTTGACCCATCCTGGGGCAGGGTTACAAGTGAGCAACCCCTTGTACCTTATCTTCGGGACATTCAAACGGAGTCTACCTGCTAACATATTAAAGTGAGTTTCAGTTGTCTCTTCTGCCTGGTCGCATCCGAAAAATCCTAGCGACATAGAACTCAACCGCTGCAAACCCGAAGATGAATCCCCTAAACCACCATAGAATAACATCGAACCATTCTTAAACTTGAAATAATTCTCAGTTTGATGGTGCTGTTCTAAGATTTCAGGGACTATATATTTTTCGAGCTCAATCAATACTGAACGCCTGAACGCTGGCAACTCATGCCTACAAATATAACCTACATTGCCAGGATAGTCTAAACAAAGCTGGATAGATTCATTCACTAGCCAGATAGTTTTTCCCCCACCGAATGCGCCTCCGTAAAGGATAAACCTCTCCGGCGCAGAATGAGCCAACACCTGTCTAGGGTGTGGTTTATATAGTTTACTTAAATCTATTGATGGTTTGCTCAATTCCCCATTCCTTTTGTGCAACTTCAAAGTCTATCTCGCTGATTGGAATAAATGTAGTTATTTTCTGTATTCTACTACCGTTAGCGTGTGCATAAACCCAATTCACCACTTCCTTTCTACCAGCGTATATACCTGCCCCGAAGTCTCGGCTATCCGATTTGTGTAGAATAAAGTTTCTCTCTCCTTGCCACCCCGCCTCGTATCCCGCTTTGAAGGATACTTCAGCTTGCTCTCTTAGTAAAGACTCCACATGACCTCCATCTACCATCTTGCCTCTGTTTATAACTGTGTCTTTAGCTTCCATCTCCCCCCCTACTTTGTGCAATGCGTTGCAAAATGTTTTCTAAACTCCTGATACCTTAAAGCCCTTTCTATCCTTTCTTTCTTATCATCAAATAGATTCAAGGCTTTTCTATGTTCACAGTTTCTTTCTATACTCTCTAATATATCAGGTGGTAGATTGGTACTACTTTCCTGTTTAATAGGGCTAGATTTTGATTGTACGTTCTTACGGGTGTATTTACGTGTCATAATAGCCTTTTAAGATTATCTTTAACCTTGACATCAGTAAATTCTTTTAGTGATTCGATTAAGGCTTTGAGCTTCCCAGGTGGAGGCTCTGGTAAATGGTTATTACCACTATCAGCACCAATTGACACGAATTGAGGGGCTATATCTTTAATCCAAGCGGGAAAATGTTCAAGGTCAAAGTCCATAACAGGTTCAATACTAACCATCTTGGTCAAATCGTAACTTTGCATAGCTAACTTGCGATAATAGGTTGCCGGAGCTTTACTGATAAAAGAATAATCCCTATTTGTTTCTATCGTAGTAGCGATTATTGACATAGCAGGGAAAGTCCAATCAGCAAACCTTTCTGGATTCTTACTTTGGAATAAATAACTATTGTCAAACTTTTTACAATAGTCTAATATCATTCTTATTTCAGTTGCCGTTATCTCATTTGCCCACATATCACAGGAACTGCCAACAAAAATAGTGTTACCGTCTCCAAGGTTGCTTTTAAGTGCCTTGTCATCAAAGTGTAACCCAGGTTGTGGATACCGCTTCATATAGCAGTAAGAGCAATCGTGCGGACACTTGCCTTTAATGACATTCCAAGTGTGAGTAACCCAGGGATACATATTACCTTTAGATTTATTCAACATCCTTCTACTCCTAAAGATTCTGCAACGTGTTGCAATATGTTTAACTAACTTCCATCCCTTGTATGATGCGGTTTATATCCTTTGCCACAAAATCCATACTCAAGGGGTGCTTCTTACTAAATTCAGGGTCTAGTATTCTATCATCAAGCATATCTCGCAAGATACGTAATTGTCCCCTTGCCCATGCTGCTGTGTTGTTATTTCTCTGTAGTTTATTTAATCGTTCTTCAAGTTCGTTCATCATTCCCCCTTATAACTTCATCACACTTTGCCTTAATCTATTCCTGGCTATCTCACAATACTTCTCTGAGATTTCTATTCCTATACACTTGCGGTTGAGCGACTTACAGGCTATTAGCGTTGAGCCACTGCCCATATAGGTATCAAGTGTTAAATCTGCTGGATGGTCTACCAGAATAGCCTTTAATAAGCCTGTTGGTTTCTGTGTAGGGTGATAACGATATTCCTTATTCTGAGGTTCTTGCAACATTCCATTCCAACGCCAAGTATATTTCTTAACCGCTTTATTAAATGAAGTCCACATCAATTCACAGTCAGCAAAATTAGCGGAGTTCTCTTTATCCCACACTAGCCAGCAACTAGAAGGCGGCAACAGGTCAGCCATGTAATTACCACCGAATATGATTTGATTTACTGATTTACTCCTGATTAAATCTAACATCTCTACATTAGGTCTGGATTTATCCCAATCAGAAGCTATATACTGTTTAACACTCGCTAGATTTCCCCCCCCTACTTTACCAGTTTTAGCTATATCTATCCCATAAGGTGGGTCTGTTAATACCAAATCAACTTTAGGCAACCTCGGTAGTATATCCCTGCAATCTCCACAATAGATAACTACATCATCATCCTGAAAGTATATCTTATCCTGTGGCAAATCCTTAAAGTCTATCATACTTTCCTAAAAGATATTGCAACGCATTGCAGAATGTTTAATTATACTCCATAGTGCCATTATTCCAAGATTCGTATTTATGGCGGATAGAACACCGCCTATCAAATAAATCATCACTAGAATAATGCCAATAGTGTTTATGAAATATCAATTTAATTCTTATCAAGCAAGGTTTCAGTTTTAGTTTCATAATCCCAAAAGTATAATTCATGATGTGCCTTCTCATTACCAACTAACTTAGTATGTAACCATTCTCTGGCTAAAGCAAAAGCAGTTATTTCATCTGTCTCGTGGCATAAAGGAACTGAATTACCAAATACCTGATAGACAATCTCATTACTACTGTTCGGGAACTTGCTTATTAAATACTTCATATCTTAATCCTACTACAATACTATTCATTTGTCAAGTAACCTCGGCTGAGTTTCTGATAACCTTTTAAGAATAATATCATAATACTTGGGTTCTTTCTCTATAAGGATATAATTACGGTTTAGATTCTTACATGCTACCCCGGTAGTGCCACTTCCTGCGCAGTTATCTAATACTAAATCACCCTCATTGGTATAGGTTTTGATTAGATATTCAAATAGAGCTACGGGTTTTTGAGTGGGGTGTAACCTATTTAACGCATTTAGCTCATCGGCACGATTATTATAAACAAGTATATTATGAGGATATCGTAAGTTCTCATCGTGATTCTTTGATGTCTTTAATTTCCCGCTTGCCATGCCTACTGAAGAACATATTGGTAAATCATAAACTTTGTCCCGTGGTCTCTTATTCTCCGCCTTCGCATTACTCATTATTGGCAAATAATTTATGCGCCCTTTGGCAAAAACACATATATCCTCAATTACTGATAGGGGTTTATATTTGGCGGTTGCAAAGTTCCCCGCATTTTGCTTATTCCAATACCAGCAATACTTAAACATCTTGATATTACTCATTACTAAAGCACTGGTAAAAGGTTGACTTGCTGTTAATACAATAGCCCCGTTATCCTTTATTACTCTCTTATATTCCTTCCATAACGGTTCAAAAGGTATAATGGTGTCCCACTTACAAGCGGTAGTTCCATATGGTAAATCACAAAGTATCATATCTATACTCTTATCCGGTATAGACGGCATTATCTCTAAACAATCCCCTAAATAGACTTTGTTTATATCCATATCTCTAACATTTTGTATGTGCCATATAAGCAGGACTTATAATACTCCCATAATCACCAAGTTCAGGCTCTTGCAATTCACCAGAACAATGTGGGCAGAAGAATTTATTACAGTTATCACATCGTTCAAATAATCTAACTTTCTTACAACTGAAACAGTATCGCCTTGTATTCCAGTAACGTTTCTCATCATCTGTTAAATCTCTAATAAACATCATACCATATCCCCCTCTAAAGATATTGCAACTGTTGCAGAATCTATTTCTTTTTAGGTTCTATATAGATTTCTAAATCGCTATTAGTAGCTTGATATGACTTAACACTTCTAACCCGTTTCTGTAAGGCAACAATTAAATCCCTTACTTGATTTTCAGATAAGGCACAATACTTATCCCTTATAGTGAATTGAACTGAATAGCCATACTCCCCACCAACAAAGGCAGTTACATTCATATCGTGTGACCCAATCCCAGTGTCAAGCGATTTGTAGGTTCGTAAATTGTTACTCATTATTTCTCACCTCCACCTTAATTATAACACCCCTTTTACAAGAAGTCAATACATTATACTACTTTCTTTATAAAACCCCTAGATTATTACTACAATGCGTTAAAACCCCGTTAGAACTTACCCTTATCGGTGCTAACTCACTAGTTGGAAGTTCCTTTTACTTTTGTCTAGAGCTATTGGGGGGTTTATAATACCATAACACTCTGCGCTAGTCTTTTCTTGGCTATCTCGCAATACTTCTCGTTTATCTCTATGCCTATTGAACGGCGATTGAGTTTCTTGGCACAATAACAGGTCGTGCCACTACCGAGAAAGGGGTCTAGGATTAAATTACCGGGTTGTGAAATAAGTGTTATAAGTTTCTGCCACGCTTTAGCATTCTTCGGACAAGGATGATTGCCCGTATCTGATTGAATACTAATAGGTTCATAAAAGGCATCTTGATTCACCTTCTGCCCTTCGCCATAAACTAAAATTGGCTCCCATAACATAAAACCAGAACCAAGTCTAGTCCGTGAACATTGATTGTCTTTAAACCAAGCCATAACCCATTTGGGTGCTTCTATCTCAAACCACATAGCCAAGTTAAAATGACCGGGTGTGAAATAAACAGGGCGTGGCAATAGATTAAACCATTCAACACACCAGTTCTTATAAGATTCTTGTGATAAAGAATCGTCTATTTGTTCTCCATAGTCTTTATCAACATTATAAGGCGGGTCAGTTAGAACTAAATCAACCTTTGCCAATTCAGGCAATATATCTCTGCAATCACCACAGTAAATGGTTGCCCATTCGTCTTTATAGTAGAGTGATTTCTCTAATATATTGCAGGCCAATTCCCACCTCTTTTACCTATTAGATAACCAATAGGTATAAATAAAACTAAAATCAAGCATATAATCAATACTATACTCATTTCTACCTTATTCTAACATAAACCCCACTAAAAGTCAATAATACCTGGACATAATCACCAGTTTATTCTATATGGAAGCCCTTTTACTTTGTTCCCTAGTTAGTTGACGTTACTCTACGCCCTTCTACAGTTATTGAGGTAAATTAAGACGCCCTGGTAGCACATATGTTCTAATTAGCTATGAAATATGGGGCGTATAATATATCTTATGTTAAGTAAGATTAAGACTCAGCATAGTATTTTTAGGTTAGGAGACAGGGAGACGAGGAGTAACGCCAAAGCTAATTGTCATAGATAGGGTATCCATCCACATCATATTCAACAGGGTCTAACACCTTTGATGTTGAGGGTCTAACATCCCCACTAATTAGCTTTGAATTGGTAGTGTTATGATTAGCGGCGTGTATAGCAGCACGTCTCATTCTCATATAGTTACGTTGGTATATCTTCTTCTGTATATCTTTATAGGGCATTAAACCTTAGTACCTATCCTGACCACCATACTTAGCGTCTGCCTTAGCATCATCTTGATTGTAGTAATCAGGGCATGAGCCAAACGATGGGGCAACTTCAGATGTATCATGTTTAGTACAATACTCAAAGTTAGTATCTGATTCATATCTGTAGTAAACACAGTGTTGGCAATTCATACTCTATTCCTTATAACAACCTTATTCCCTTGTGCATCCTGGTAGGTAGTATAGTTAGGACATATTAAAGGTGGCTCCATGCTAGGATCACGTTCGGGGAACTCATCACATTCTAATAGCAGTTCTACACTATCTGAAGGATAATGATACTGAGCGTGTCTTATCTCTACATTACTGTAGTCTAACCACTGTAATAGAAGTTCACTTGATACTCTTATCCTACCTAGATGTTTTAATCCCATAGAGATTTAACCCAGTCTATAAAGATTTGGCATCCGTTACAATACCCCTCCTGGCAGATTGTAACCTTGTAGGGGCATATCTCACCCTTGTGATTACGGGTATCTGGCTGGTTATCTTCGTTGCCTGTTAATGTTTGCATTCATCCCCCGTAATCTTCTCTACCTGGTCTTGTAAGTAACGTATAAACTCATTCACAGATAGATACTCCTGATGCCATGAATCCTGTTGAGCCTTTAATCCCTCAATTCTTAGCAATTCCTTAATCTCTTTAATCATCCTGTAGAGGTCGGCTTTCTTGACTACTTTCTTCTCTGTACCATCTGTTAGATATTTGTTGATTATGTGATTCCATGTCCAGTTCTTGCCTTCAGGTAACATATTTAATTCAGGATACATCTTGGCGAATTTAACTGCGTAAGCTAATGTTCTCTGTGACCTCCCTAGAGATTTTGCAAGGGTCTGCAATATGTTTTCACCATATATCTTTGAGCGTTCAAAGTTATCATTCTCCTGAAGGATACGAGTTCCTACCATGTGATAACACTCTATTAAAGCAGTAGTATGCTCAAACCGCTTCTCGGTGATAATATCGGTTAATTCTTCTACTAGATTAGAATACCATGATTCAGTTATCTCTGTTGTCATAGAATCTCCATAAAGAATAGAATATACCAACATAAAGCAGTTAGTGAAGTCGCAAATATAAATCCTCCAATCATTAAAACAATATCTTGCCAGATTAGTTTACGTTTCATTCACTCTCCTTAATTACTTCCCCTTCAATAGCTCTGGATTCTCGTAGATGTTGCCAATTACTTCAAAATAAGCACCATCTTCTAATGGTTCGTTTATGCCTTCGGATATACCACGTTTCTCACCATTTATACAATGTAAAACAGTTTGAAACCCCGCAAATATCCAATCAACCTCGGCAACATAGTTAGGTGCATCACAATCAAAATAAGGATATTGTCCTGGTATTGTTACTATATCACCCTCATATATCTCTTTTCCGTTTTTATCCTTTAACCCTGTATATTGCATGACTACCAATGAGTCAAGATTCATGTGACAATACGCAAACTGTAATTGCTGATTACCTTTGGGCATAGCAAACTTATTTCTTTGCTCACTATATTCAAATAGACAGTAATCCATATAATGCATTTCTTTGTTTAATGGTTCCCAAGCCCTAAATTTAATTTCCCTCATTTATAACCTCCCCTTCAATAGCTTCTTCTACTGTTTGAGTACCTATATACTCTCCTTTGTCGTCTAGTATTTCTATCTTTTTAGTCCTCTTACCTGATTGTAACATCTTTTTAGGGGTGTTGTCAAGTACCTCATAATTAGGTCTTGGTACTGCTGTTATAACTCTTACGTCATGGTCTATCTTACCCTGAACTGTAGTAGCACCCTTAAAGCCAGGGACAGACCAGTTTGCTATTGCCAATAATGCTAATAATTTATGCTTTAATGCTTTTGGGTCATTATTATTAAAAGCTATATTATGAATTTCACTAAGAGCATTATCACCCAAATCTGTTTTCCCGTTAGCAAGTGCCTCATTAACTCGTTTCTTAAATACAGCAGATTTCTTGATTTCCTCATTTAACTTTTCTATTGGGATATTAGCTGCTAAAGCACCTGCTTTCTTAGTGCCTAGAAGTCGCATACCAGCTAACGCTTGTTCTTTTTGGTCGTGGCTAAGTCTCATTCTTCTTTACTCACAAAATCTAAAATTTTACCCATATACATACTATAGGAACTAGGGAATAAACACCCAACAAATAAAAGTAAAAGCAACATTTCCCAATAAGCAATATTGGGAGCGTTAAATAGGCGAACTATAACCCCGTTCCATATTCCCCATGCTATTAAAGTTTCAACAGGCCAAAACAATAGATTTGCCAAAGCAATTACTTGGCTATACTTCATTTGACACCTCCATTAACATCTTAACAAATTCATTAAATAATGTCAAGTTTCTATCTCATGAAATCCATTTAATTCTCTAGCCTCATGTTTACCTATTGATGGGAGAGTTCCCAGTAATGCATCAGGTAATCGTTTATTTCTAGGCCAGCTTCTTACAAGAGCCTCAATAAACAAATATCCCTCAATGTTCTGTTTTAACCTAACCATTCGCCGGTTACGGGCGGCTGCTTTGTAATCCAAACAAAGTAAATCAATCATAATCTCTCTTTCTTATATATATTATATTATTAACACTATATATATATTAATATAATAATAAGATATATTAGTTATTTATATCTCTATTCTTATTATACCATAAATAAAAAGGTCAGGGTACAAAAATAAATCTTGAAAAGACTTGACAAATGGGTTAGGATAGTTTATAGTTAGCGTATAAAGGTTAAAGGAGATTCAAATGAAAAAAGCATTATTACAAATAGATTGGTTCAAAGATAAGGGCTTTGCACTGGGTCGTGATAAATCAAACGAAACTTATTATGTTGTTGATGGCGCATCCGGTAAACGATACGACTTTGGCTCCATCGAACAAGCTGAGACATTTGTTATTGGTTTCAACGCTTATCGTTACCAAACTGACCATATAGAAGAAAGATATTAAATTATGCTAGTGTCACGTTAAACCATCGGCGAGAAGTGGGGAGTTATGCCGAGCTAGTAAAATAGATATTGCAACGCATTGCAAAATCTAGGAGGTAAGAAAATGAAATATTGCCCACAAAAGTTTAACAATCCTTACTTAACACCCCAAAACCAACAGTGTGAAGGTAAAGATTGCCAAGCCTGGGAAGCTAAAGCTAAATACAACCCCGAAACAAAAGAGTATGAAGGCGATTGCAGGTTATTCATGCTAGAAAGGAAAATATCAGGGTTAATAACTACTCACCCAGGGTAGAATTTGACAAAAGAAAAATAAAGTGTTAAAATGGAGGTAGTATGAAGTTTTCAGGGATTTGTAAAGCTAAAAATCTCATCAAGGCTATTACACTAGCTTGGTATGGTATTGGAGAGAAATGGGAATTAGATGAAACAGATACAGAAATAATAAATAGTTGGAGGAACTAATGGAAGATTTTAACGAGACAAAAGTAATCCACCAGACAATAAATGGTAAATACCGGGTAGTATTTGAAAGGTCGGCAGTCAAGGGAATAGATGGCTTTAAGGTAGAAGCCAATGGGGATACAATAGATAGTGTGCTTGCGGATGCAGAGGGTCTGTATAAACAAGTTATTCATGTAACCTTGCCACCGACAATGGAGGTTAGGTAATGCCATCACTAAATAAATGGGAAATCATAGGACACTTAGGCTCTGAACCTGAAATGAGATTTACCCCTAGTGGTGCGCCTGTAACATCCTTTAACATCGCTACAAACTATGGATATGGTGAAAGGAAAGAAACGGTCTGGGCAAGAGTAACCTGTTGGAGTAAACAGGCTGAATTTGCCAATAAATACGGTTATAAAGGAGCATTGGCTAGGGTAGAAGGCGAATGTAGAATGACTAGCTATGAGAAGAATGATGGAGAGACTAGATATAACCTTGAATTAACAGCAAGGGAAGTTATGTTTCTGGATAAACGCAAACAAGAAGAAACAGAATCAGGAGATGAGTTTTAATGGATAACTTAAAGATTTACAACGCACTAAAGCAACCACCTAAAGAAGCCCTAAGACAAATTCAGGGCGGTAGACTATCTGGTAAGACAGATATTAATCCTCAATGGCGATACAAAGCCATGACTGAGCAGTTTGGTATGTGCGGAGTTGGATGGAAATATGAGGTTACTTCTAAGGAAAGTAAGGAAGCATCTGACGGGCAAGTGTTTGCCTTTGTTGACATCAATCTATACTATAAAGTAGATGATAAGTGGAGCGACCCTATACCTGGTAGTGGCGGGTCTATGCTGGTAGAAAAGGAAAAAGCAGGGCTACACGCTAACGATGAAGGCTATAAAATGGCTACCACTGATGCCCTATCAACTGCTATGAAGATGCTAGGGGTAGCTGCTGACATTTACGCCGGATTATGGGATGGTGCTAAATACCGAGATTCAATAGAAACTACTACAACCACAGTAAAAGATACTGCAACAAAGCCCGCGCAAGAAGCGCGGACATCGCCAGCACCAGCCCCGACAACTGAAGGTATCACCGTACCCCAAACCAAGAAAATCCATGCTACCGCTAAAGAGAAGTGGTTATCGGCAGAAGAAGCCAGAGCTTATATGCAGAAAACCTTTAAGAAGAACTCCACTAAAGAGCTTACCAAAGACGAGGCTTCTACTATGATAGAGTTTCTGGAAGAGATTAAACCGGATGATATACCACTGGTAAGGGCTGCTAAAGAATTGGGGGCTAAAGAGGAGGCGAATAATGTTTAATAAGAAACGGCAGGCAAGGGTTGAAATAACATTTAAGCATGGTAATTATGGCAACGAGCCACCCACTAAAGAAGTGATTGAAATTCTACCAGGGCAAGAGTTTGAACAATGTATTGGTGCAGATAGGCTTTGGGATGGCAAAACAATCATAAAAGAATATGATTGGGTTGCAGGATTTACTAGGGTCTACGAATATTTTTACGTATAAAGATATTGCAACACGTTGCACAATCTTGACAAATACTTGAAGAGGGGGTATAATTAGTTATGATTACCTGCGCTGAGTGTCGGGAACGATTATACCCACATGACCCTAGTGTTAAATCTGGAAGGTATCATATGAGTACCTGCGAACACTATTGCAATAAACCATATTCAGAACGTGAACTAGAACAATTAAAGAATGATGTAGAACTCATAAAGAGAACTGAAATATCAGACATCCCAGAGGTTAGACAATTAAAGTATCAGGTAGAACAAGCTAAGGCAGGGTACTTGCATCTGCAAAATAAACTGAATGAGCATCTTGATAAAAAGAATAATAGGGATAGGATTTAAATTATTTAACATATTTAAAAACCAGTGGAAATATTTAACTGGTTTAACACGATTTAACAAATGTTTAAATATTTAAATGTGAGGCTAACTTGGAAGATTCCACGTATAAAAAAGTATCTGCGATAGTAGATAAGTGGCTAGAAGTTCATACCGGCGAGACTTTTGACCTTGATTTAGTATGTCGCCAGCTACAGATTACGGAGCGAGAAAATCGTCAGCTCGTAGCTATAAAACTAGCCCACGAAGTTAAACAGCAGAAACTTGAAAAGTTAAACCGTATATATAGGTATATTAATAAAGATAAAGATATATTAGATTGGTATAATAGTAATGTAGATAAAACTATTAATATTAACTGGCCTAAAGGCCGTGATGGAACTAAGTTTGGCTTTGATGGTTGTGTCTGTATCTCACCAGGAGATATTATTGTAGTAGCCGGAGTCTCTAATATGGGGAAAACTACCTTCGCTCAGAACTTCCTTTGGGAGAATATGGACAATTACCCCTGTGTTCTTATGGGTAACGAATACACCCCTGTTAAGTTCAAAAGACGTATTTCAAGAATGACATGGAATGACCCTATCCTAGATGGTAAACCAAAGTTTGAACTTATTAAAAGACTTGAGAACTGGGCTGATATAGTAGAGCCTGACAAGATAACTATTATTGATTGGATTTCTTTACCAGCTAACGAACTTTACAATATAGGCCACGTTATACAGGGGATACAATCTAAACTCGGTAATGGAGTAGCTCTAATAGTCCTACAGAAAGACGAAAGTTCTAATCTTGGTAGGGGCAGGGCCTTCTCAGAAGAACTTGCATCACTCTATTTAACTATTGATAAGGGTAGAATGTCTGTCAGGAAAGCTAAAGAGTGGTTTCAACATGACCCTAACAGAGAGGTCTACGGCTTTGATATAACTAATGGTGGTGTAGAGTTTAGAAACATAAGACCTCTAGCCAAGTGCCATAACTGTAAAGGCGCAGGGCAGGTTAAAGGTAATGAATGCTTTACCTGCCATGGTACAGGATATATTGAAAAAGTAAATCTTAAAAAAGATATTGAAGAATCATGGTAAAACACTTGACAAATTAGACTAAGTAGTTTATAATTATAGTATCAAGGTTAAGGAGTTATTAAATGAAGAATTATGGTAAATGCCAAGACAAGAATTGTGAAGACCCGAATGAACCTACAGCACTACGAAACTACAATGGCAAGATGATATGTGATGGCTGCTACGATGCCAACCTAGATAACGAAGAGTTTATGAACGCCAACCGCCAAGATATGATAGAAGCGGGGTGTTATTAATGAATGCGCCAGCCACCCATAGCGGGCTTGTAGTAGCGATGGTTTTGACCTGACGTAAGACGAGGCTACTGGCTGGTATGTAGATTGTGCAACTGTTGCACAAAGTGAGGTTTAAATGAAGCGTAAAGAAGTAGAAGTAATGAATAAATACCGTCTATCAGCAGACTCTATGAATATCATCCTTCAAGAAAAGCAGACTATCACCGGAACAGGCAAGAAGAAACCCACCATAAGGAAAGTTGGTGATACCTATTGGAACAATATAGCCTTCTTCTCTAACCCTAAGAACGCCTTGAACTATATCATTGAAAAAGAAATCAAAGAATTATGGGTTGAGGATTTGAAAGAAGTTGTTAAGCGTATGGATAAACTAGAAAAGATGGTTGAGGGGATACCCCTAGACCTATCACCACAAGTCGTACAGTAATAATCTGGGCGTTTTAAGGGGAGATTAGTATAATGACATTAACCAAGAAAAAGAAGCCCACAATTTCTAGCTTAAAGAAGAAGTGTTGGGTTGTTTTTAGCCTATACATACGGACTAGGGATTGTCTTAAAACAACAGGGTGTAAAGACTGGGGGCTTTGTATCACTTGCTCCAAGCGTTACCACATTAAATTATTGCAAGCTGGCCACTTTATTCCAGGTAGGCATAACGCTAATCTATTTAGTGAGAAAGGTTGTCATGCCCAGTGCTATAACTGCAACATTAACCTTCGTGGCAATACTCTTGAATACCGCCGCCAGATAATACAAATGTATGGAGATGGAGCAGACACCAAACTTGAGGATGAGGCGCAGCAGATTAAGAAGTTCGCCCCTCAGGATTTAATCGAATTAACCGAGCATTATAAGGCAAAGATAAAAGAATTTGCAACGGTGTTGCAATAAGTGAACTGGAGTAAGGTTGCTAAATTGAAGATAAAAGAATGTGAAGAACAACTCGAAATGGCTCACTTGATTAACGACACGCTTGAGGGTATTTATGAGACTAAACCTAAACCATCGGAAGAATGGGACGGAGGATTGAATGAGTAACTATTATTACAGAGACGAAGAAGGCAACTGGTTTATCAAACATGGTAAGGAACTAATCCCCGTAGAGTTCGGAGCGTCAATGGAGATTGCTTATACAATGGGGCAACTTGCCGAAGCGAATAAACAGATAGAGGATAAGAAATGAAAATCCTTTGTAAATTAGGGATACATAGATGGTCGGGATGGGGGAGACATCCTTTTAGCGGGAATAAAGTTACCAGGTATTGTTTAAAGTGTCTAAAGCAGCAAGATAGGAGGTTATTCTAATTGAGTACAACTAGTGAACTAAGGTGGTACGGTAAGGTATTGCCGCCTGGATTAACCGAGGTTAGTGTTATCGTTTTAAGCGACTTGCATTACGGAAACCCGTATTGTTCAATCAAACACTTTCAAAGGACAGTAGGTTTCATAAATGATAATGATAATTGCTACTGCTTTCTCAATGGTGACTTGTGCGAAGCAGTGACCAAAGCATCAAAGGGCGATGTCTATACTCAAAAGATAACACCTCAGGGGCAACGTGACGATGTTATTGATATGCTTAAACCGATTGCAGATAAAGTTCTCGGGGTTACTACTGGCAACCATGAGCAGAGAATCTATAACGAGACAGGGGTGGACTTGACTAAGGATATAGCGGAGGCGTTGTGTGTCCCTTACCGTGCAGAGGGGATGCTTTATAAACTATCCTTTGGTAATTGGAATAATAGAACTGAAGGCAAACCGTTTGTGTTCTGGTCGTATATCTCGCATGGTTACGGCGGGGCGAGGACACGTTCGGCAAAGGCGGTCAAGGCAGAGCGATTGTCTACCATGATACACGCAGACTGGTACGCCATGAGCCACGACCACGTAGTTAACGCAGCACCCAATATTTACCTAATGGCTGACAACAGAGGGACAATTGGGGATGATGGTTTCTTATCTGGTAAGGTTACAGCCAAGCGTGAGATGCTTATTAAAACCAACGCCTACTTAAAATGGGGAGGATACGCTGAACAAGGTGGCTTCCCTCCTAGTGATTTAACCACACCTATAATTCAACTTCTAACTCCTGAATCAAAGTTGTGGGGTATATATCCAGATAAACCACGGCAAGCCGTCAAGGTAACAGTCTAATGGAATTTGTAGATATAGATGAAGCAACCGCAGAGATGATAGCTAAAGTGGCAAGTACATTATTCAAACATGACTATCCTCTTTGCGATGACCATATCAAAGCAAGTTATGTGAAGTACGTTTACAGGGCTGCAATGATTTATAAAAAGGCACTGGAGTCAAATAATGGATAAACTAATAAAGAAAAAAAGACCCAAGATAACAAACGGGATTACAGAGAGGCTGCGCCTTACCTGTGGGAATATGTACATAACTATCAATTATAATGACGGTGAGATATTCGAGGTATTCGCTACAATAGGCAAGGCTGGCGGGTGCACCACTTGTCAATTGTATGCTTTGACAACGGCTGTAACAATGGGGATTAGATACGGAGTGCCGATTGACGTTTACATTAAGAAACTGGCAGGTTCCAGATGCCCCAGTATCTCAACGGAAGATGGTGTGGAATATTTAAGCTGTGTTGATGCTATCGGACAGGTACTTGCGAATAAACAAAAAGAATTGAGCGAACAAAAGGTGAATAAATGAACTATGAAGAGTTGACCCTAAAAGAATTGGAGTTATACCGAGCAAAGAACAAGGATTATACTAAGGGCGGCTCACCATTCGGGAACTTTGAGCGGGTATCATCTATTTTGTCATTGTATCCTAAACTAAAATTATCTAATCCCCAAGTTGTGGCTATGGTTTATCTAATGAAACAACTGGATGCTTCTTTGTGGATGATGTCAGAAGGGTATGAAGGGACTGTAGAAAACATAGATACCCGCTTGACAGACGTTCATGTATATTCTAAAATTGCAAGATTGCTGGGAGGTAAATAATGGTGACATGTGTAGCACCTTATAAAATAGAGCGTCCGGTTTGGGTAAAGAAAAGGATTTGTATTGACATTGACGGCGTAGTCTGCGAGTACGACTTCCCTAAAATAGTTAAGGGATTCTTTGGGATAGACCTTAGTTCGCAAGCTATATTCGCCTATGACTTGGCGGACGTTCTTGGCGTATCCCCTGAATTGATAAACACAATGTTTAAGGAACAAGTCTATGGCAAACCGAACTTCACCGCAGGTGCGCTTGACGTATTAAACGAATGGGAATCAAGGGGATACGAGTTGGTTATCTTCTCTAACCGAATCAAGTACATGGGAGAGTTCGCTCTAGCCAAGTGGTTGAATGATAACCATATCCCCTTTACCGAAATTGACGGCGGTAAAGGGGAGTACGATGTTCATATTGACGACTCCCCGGGAAAGTTGATGTCAACAAACAGCAGGTTAAAACTACTCTATTCCCAACCCTGGAACAAACGATGCTTGGATATTACAGAACAACTTATTAGAGTCGAATCGTGGAAGGAGGTTAGCAACTATGTGTAGCCATTATTGGAGACTAGATTCGTGTAACAAAGGGCAATGTAAACTCTGCGGGAAGGTTAAGGATTTTCAACCTGGCATAAACAAGGCGTTCCGCACTACGCAAAAGCACGTATCAGATTGTGTGCAAAATTTGAACCTAATCCAGACTGGCGGGTATTGTATGCAGGGTAGTTATACGCCTCCCATCCGGACTACTGACTATAGTTTTTCAGTTGACAACGTCTACTAATTGTGCTAAAATGAGAGTATAATGACGAATTGTAAAATCGCCTTAAAGTTATTCAAGAAGAAAATCGTCTGTGGAACGTCTTGCCCTATCTTCAAGAACTGCCCTAGACTAATACTGGAAGATGCTTGTGATGATGCTACAGAGAAAGCTATACTAGCTATGATGGAGGTAAATGTTGAGCAAAATGGTCATGATTGAGTGGGAGGACAGCAACTTTGAACATGGTTGGCTTTCCATAGACCAAGTATCGGGCATACTAATTACAACTAGAACAGTGGGATTTGCTATATTTGAAGACGCAACTAGAATATCGGTTAGCCAGAATAAGAGTGATTTAGATACTTATATGGGAATAATGACTATACCTAAATCGTGTATAAAATCTATTAAAGAATTGAGGATTAAATAATGCTATACCCACGATTAACTAACTTACAAGGTAAGGATATTCTGGTAGCTGATTATGAAATGGTTGGTTTCAAAGAACACATGACCCAAGAATATAGGACGCTATATCTTGACGGTGTTATCACTGGTGATTCTTCGCCTAGACAGCTTCTGGGGGCTTTGGATACGCTATCACATACCCCTATTAAATTGTTTATCACTTCCCCTGGTGGTGATTTGGATACTACATTCCTATTTTATGATGTTATGAAAAGGATAAAATCCCCTGTTATTACGATAGGGGAGTATTGCGCATCGGCGGCAGCGATTATTCTGGCAGCAGGAAGCAGACGGTATCTGTCCCCTCATGCTAAAGTTATGCTTCATTTACCAGCAGGACAAATGGGAGGTGATGCTAGAGACTGGGATATACAACATAAACAGATGGGGCAATACCGTAATAAAATAGTAGATATATTAATTGAATGCGGAGCTAAGAAAAGCCATGCAGAAATATTACAGGATATTGATAGGGATTATTGGATGGAACCAGAAGAGGCTATTGAGTATGGGTTAGCGGATGAAGTTTTAAGCCCTGAAGTCTGGCAAGATTGGATTAAGGAGGAATGATGTGTTGGTTTAAGAAACCCGAAGTATTGAAACCTGAAAAGAGAAAGCAGGTATCGGGGAATTATATACTAGATGTCCTCAATAAAGTAAAGCCAAGTGCTACGCATATTTACATCAGCGATAGTACATACTGGTTGTGTTCGGATAAGGACATCGAGAACTTCCTGCGTATGGATGAGACTAACAAAACACCCTACATTGGGGAGGAGTTTGACTGTGACGACTTCTCGTATAGACTTATGGGGCAATTAAGTGTACCAAACTGGTCAGGTATAGCTTTCGGTATAGTCTGGACTGACCTTCACGCCTTAAACTGTCTGATAGACGAAAGCGGGAAATTCTGGTATATCGAACCTCAAACTGACCGCCTACAGGAAAAGCTGGAAGAGTGGCAGGGTTCAGAGATTTTATTCATCCTAATATGAAAAGACTATTTAAGGAGGTGGTTGAAAACATCGTACAGTGGATAGAAACAATCGTTAACTATTTGGAGAATTTAGGGAGGTAAAGCATGGATTGGAAAACCATAGGGATTATTATAGGGGTGCTGTTTGCGGCATCATGGGGAGTTATCATCCCCGTCTGTGGTAGTCTGTGGAAGTCTGTACTGAAAGCGAAGCAGGACTACATCGTTTTCATGTCTGACGGCGTACTGACTGATACCGAGCGCATCCACTTTGCAGACGATGTTATCGAAGTGGTATTACACGCTTCGAATATCTTCCAGTTTATCGCCAACCTGATAGCGGCAATTAGTGCAGTCATACCACGAGCAGTTGGGAAAAGAGCCAGACGAAGGGTTAACGAGGAGGTGGTAAAGACAGCATAAAAATAGGATACGGTATAACAAAAAGAGGGGGAGTAAAAACTCCCCCTCTTGCTTTATGCGTTGCAATATCTAACCGATTGCGAATACAAGAAAGTTTGCCGTACCAGCAGCAGTCCCGCCGTTGCGTGTCCATGTTAGCGTAAAACCAGCAGCGTCTAACGTCTTAAGAACGGCAGTTTGGTTCTTTGGCGTAGCGTCCTCATAAAAGAAAGCAACCGCAGTTGTTAGTTGGTTAGCGGGCGCAGAAGTTGCGAGTAGTGAATAAGAACACATTTCAGCAAGTGAACTATCGCCGAATCCAAAAGAGTTACCGCCCGGACACGTTCCCCAGATAACAATACCTTTGGGGGTAAACCCATATCCTGTATAAGAAACATCCCCTGTTACGGCATCCATCGCCCTTGATTCGTTTTTGATTTTAGTTGCAACTGCGCCAACCGCCCATTCAGGAGCGGTAGCCCCAGAGTTCATCTTAAGGTACTGCCCGCCCGTTCCCTTTAGTAATTCTGTCCACGCTCTTGCTGCTGTAGCATAAGGGATTGATGCCTGAGCAGTTAAAACATTCAGATGGTCATAAGCCCAGTTGGAACTTATCGGGTCGGTAGTGGCTGCATCGGCAGGGGTGTCATCCACATCGGCAGTAGTAACCACGCTGTTAAGAGTAGCCCCATACATTTTAATTCTATTGGTTGCTTCATCATAAGCCACTTCACCAGCTGCGTTTAGCACAGTCGCGCATTCAGCCGTTGAAAGCAGGGGTAATTTTAGATATTCGCTGCCTAACGAGTTATCAATTACCAGCCCTGATTGAATAGTAGGGACTTGTCCTATGCCCTTAATATAGGAAAGGTTATCCCTAACCGCACTATTCATTATAGAAGCGGTGACGATTTCCCCGGCAACCCACGTTCTCGGCGCAGTCCAACCCATATTACATCACCCCCATGATAGTGTTTTCGGATTCCAAGTCTTTCAAAGTCTCAGATTCTTTCCAATGTCTATTTATAATGGCTCGTTTACCGAGTATCGTTTCAATCTCTTTGCGTTCTTTGGGTAATTTAACTTTGCGAACCTTCCCCTCAATATTAGAGTTATTGCAGGTAGAGCAAAGGAATAACTTATCCTCGAAATAAAACTCAGCGTTACCGCAGTTCGGGCAATCTACAATCCAGCGTGAATACTCCGCTCTTGCTGATAGGGGTTTCCCATCGTATATTTCAAGTTTAGCGATAGAGTCACGGATTAGTTTATGCCTTGCAGGTGGGCTACCAGCGATATTCTCTTTACCCACTTCATAAAAGTAGGTATCCCCTGTGTCTACAGCGTGTTTAACCCCTGCTATGTACATCATCTCTCCTATACCATCATCCAGTATGTACCATTATGTATTAGTTGGATAGCTTGGTTAGTATTTTTAAGGTGGTGGTCATCGGGAATAACTTCGGCATATATGGAAATATTCATAAACTCAACCGCTTTGTTGGCTGATGTAATAACCTTGACTAAAAATCCCTCTCCTGTCGTCCCTGCGATTGTTGTACTAATCTCCTTTTCCCACTTGAACCTCTCATTGATAACAAGGTCGTTATTAGTACCATAGTCTCCTACAAGACTAGCTATCGCTGTAGTACCAGGTGCAAACGCCGCTGCACTATAAGTCCATCCCGTTGCCTTATGGTGTATAAGTTGAATATCGAACCCAGTATCATTGGCTCCTGCTCTACCCATACACTCTATAAGTTTAATGGTATGTGACCTTCCATCAAATGAATCATAGGCAGCCTTACCATAGTTAAAAGTAGCGGCATAGGTAGCCGATGTTCCCCCTGTCTTAGTTAAGGTATAAGTAACGACTCCCACCCATGACTTCGTGGTCTGATAATACTTATTGGTTGTCATAGCGGTAACGTCCGCAACCAGAACTTCGCTATCTCCCGCTCCAGAAGTATTCGTACCACTTACCACTATAGATATTGTGCTTCCGCCCGCACCTACAGTACCAGCACCAGAAGCAACTGCAAATGCGTGTGTTCCGTGTGGTGATAGAGCTGTCACATAAGTTTGAGTCGCAGATGCTTGAGTTAAAGCTGCATGAGCCGCCGGAGCCGTATAGAAGCCACCTGCATAGAATGTACCGGATGCACCAGTCGGAGATGAAAAAGTAAAGACTTCCAGCATGTGTTCAGGTTGGAATCGTATATTCCCAGCTCTTGTAATTACAACTTCCCGTGCATCATTGGCTCCTGCCAGTGTTAGCATATCACCCACCGCACCACCGTTGATAGTATCTAAATCATCGCTTGCATCATCGCTCTGAGTATCTACCGTGTGATAACCCTGTGTCTTGGTGATTGCCCCAGCCGAAATCGTTAATTCAGTCGGGTCTGCCATATTGATAGACAGGACATTATCCAGACTGACGTTATTGAATTCCCCTGACTCTAACGCCAAAAGTTTCTTCTTCCAGACATAAGGTAATTCGTGTATCTTTTCAGGCATATTTAATACCCCAACTTAGTCTGACCGCTAGTCGTAGCACTTGCTAAAGCCGAATAGTCCAGACACCAGAAGTCTTCATTTACTGTATCTGATAGACGATACTTAGCAGTGTGTAACAATCCGCTCATTGATATATCATGCTCCATATAGTCAATAAAGTAGTCTGCGTTAACACCTAGTTTGGTATTGGCTACCGTAATCCTGTCCGATATTTCACGGCTTAGAATTTGCAATAGCGTTGCAGAATCTTGGTTCATTATCCCCATTGATAATTCCGCTCTGGGGTTTTTGAACTTGCCCACTGCGTAAGATGCGTATTCTTGAGCGTGTTCAGCGTCAGCCGTGTACTTAGCATCTAGTTCATAAGTTCGTTTCTGATACGCAGTTTGGGAAGTCGTGTCTTCTGCCTTACGGGTTACTTTAGTCTGGTCATCGTACCACGTACCACGAGCCTTTAAGAGAGTAATAAACGCTGGGACTGTACCGTTGTTTATAATAGATAGTTTAATTGTCTTAGCAAACTTGGTAGTAGTAATTGCTATATCAGCGGTCATGTCTGTACCCAACCCTGTAGCGAGTGAGTTAGCGGTGTAATCAGTAGTGGCAACAGGGGTCACCCAAGCGTCAACAAAGTATTGAGAGTCTCCCCACCAAACTTGAGTATCACCCACTGCGATAGACGGGGTTTCTTCCAGTCTCCACAGTTCAGCTTCGGCTTGTAATTCCCAAGGCGTCACTGTAACCTTAACGATATTATAGACGTTCTTCGGGTTTAACGAGTAGGTTATCTGTGCCATTGTATTGGAAAACGTCCCTTGCGAAGTTTGGTGCGTTGCAGACGACCTGTGCCATCTATCCTCGAAGTTAAAATAACCGTTACCGCTTATATAGGAAAACCCCTGTTCAGAATCGTCTATTTCCTCTTGTGCGAATCGGGCTTTAACGTCTGAGCCATACCAATAAGGTACGGTATCCTGTCCTGCGTCAATCGTTCTCATGGTAGCAGACCACCCAGCATCGTCTAGTATATACCCGTGTATCGTTCCCGTTAAAGCACTCTTACGTAATACGGTTGCCATGTCGTGACGTGATAAGAAGTCCAACCCGTCAACTGCTGTAATGATGCAATCCTGTTCTGATAGATGAGGATGAGGAACTATCTCCTCAATGAATCCATAGAATAGAGGTTTGAATGTCGCAGTGCCATACGAAACTTTAATAGGTCTTTTAGGAAGAAGGTTTGCAGATATAACACCACCATAACCAGGTGTATATTTACCGTCTGCATTATTTAATGTAATAGATAACTGCCCAACATCCGCATTACCTAACTCGTCAGATTTACCTCTTGAATAAGAGATAGATTTGACATCAGTAGAGATATCATCATAAGTACCAGTAAAATTTCCATTATTGTCCCAATCTACTAAAACATAGTAGTCTGAAATATCAAATGTAAATTCAAATGTATACGGAAACGGCATTAGAACTCCTTAGCTCGCAGCGGTTACAATCCCCTTGACTACGGTTATATTGGTTACAGCTCCATTGAAGTCGGCACCCGCAACACCACCAACCTTATAAGATAATGTATCAACTGAAGCATCAGTCCACAAAGCACCAGCACCAGAGAGGGTCATGGCAACATTATTAAACTCACCAGAGTTATATAGTTCCCATTTAAGACTAGAGGTCAGGGTAGCTTCAACGGGGTCAGTGATAAGGACACTCATGTTCATGTATTCACGGTCTGTACCAACGGAGTTCCTGCCGATTGTCCTTAACTTACCAACAACGTCAGAGGCGGCAGGATTGGCAGATATAGTTTTCAGGATTGCAGTTGCGCCAGTCGCTCCATCCTGAGTAGACTGCACAATTAAGCCAACATCGCCACCAGTAGTATTTATCTGCGCAGAACCAGCACCAGCATCAAAGGCATAGCCAGTGACGGTCATATTGCCACCAAGAACACAAGCATTTATCGTAGGGTTAGTTAGTGTCAATCCCGCTAAAGTAGATTGCCACGTAGGTACTCCGCCTATAACAGTTAATACTTTATTAGTAGACCCTATCCCTAATCTTGAAAGTTGAGTGCCCGATGAAGCGTATATCAAATCACCTGTAGCCTGTGAATTAAGAACGTGTAGCCCTACCGCCTCAAATTCTATCTGAGTAAGGGATGCGCCTACTGAAGCATGAACAAACTCATTCGCCATTTAATTTCTCCTATCCTGAGTATGCTCCGCCAAAGCGAAGCCTATCCTGTCTCTGTATTCCTTTTCTAATCTTATCTACTAATTGGTTCATCTGGTCTTCCCGTTCCATGAATAACGGGCCGGAGATATTTACTGTTACACCCATTGATTCATTAGCTGGTATAATAGTTTCCCCGCCATGAACAGTTGCTAATTGAGGGCCGGTGCCTGAGACTATGCCGCCGGTTGCATATTCGCCAGCATAGGGATAATTGACAGTCTGGACACTACCTCCGCCCACGCCATAAGCCGCTGTTAATTCTGGGCTTACAAATTGAGGTGCTTCTTTAGCGACTGCTTCAACGTATTTAGCGATAGCCCCATAAGTCGCAGGTTCGACAAGGGCTAATGCCGCCTCTTTTGATATGCTTTCCTTTGCCATTACAGCGTTGACCGCCGCCTGTCTGGCGTTGTAAATAGCATCGAAGTCCTTTTCCGATATAGGAATTCCAGTAGTCCCGCCAGTGGTTACGCCTGATTTAGCAATCCCCAGTGACACAAGAGCCTTTGCCGCCTCATCATTAGCTTGTTTAGCTGCCTCCCCATATTTTGCGAGAGACTCCGTTCCTTTATCAGTTTCCTCTTTTAATCTTCCTACAATACGAGCGACATCATCGGCTGTTAATCCTAATTCAGCAAGCAAAGCCTCGTCGATTTCAGTAACATCCCCGTACCGTTCAAAGACGTTTTTAATCTCATCTGTCTTATAACCTAGTTTATACATGGCGGTATAAACATCGTTCATTGTCAACCCTAATTTCCCAGAAGCAGAATCATTGAATTGAAGTTGTCTCATCAAATCAGCGAATCGCTCGCTCAGTTTATCGGCTTCATCCATCACCGCCTGCTGAGCCTTGACTAATTTAGGGTCAAGGGTATTCGCTAACCTTTGACCTGCATCGTTTGCGTTATCAAGACTTGTTTCTACCCCTGTCATTGCAGGGAATAGTTCTTTAGCCTTCTCCATTAAAGAGGCAAGGTCTTGTTTAATCTGCCCGAAGATAGTATCCCCAAAAGAAGTTCCTACATAAGCCTCCCCTTTCAAACTTCTAACGAGATTGATAACGCCATAAATAGCAGCAATGGCGGCTAGGGCAATAATTGTGTATTCTAATGTAACTAATTTAAATGCACCAAAAACCGTAATAAGAGCTTTAACCCCTGAGATTATAGGTGGAATAGCCAATCCTAAAGACCCGACTACTAATAGAACACCGCCTACCGCTCCTGTAACTAAAACTAATGTCCTAGTTAATTCCGGGTTGTCTCCTGCCCATTTAGTTATTACAAGGGAAATATTAACAACCCTGTCTATAAAATCTTTTATAGTAGGGACTAGGGATTTACCTATTTCCTCCGCCACATCCCCCAGGGTTGCTTTTAAGACACTAAAGGGGTTTGCCATTGCCTCTGCTGCGCCCTTTAATTTAGTTTGGATTTCAGCCATGTCTTTAAATTGAACCGTGGCTTGCCCGAAGCGAACTCCAACCTCTTCAGCTCCCCCCTTTAAATCCATAAATGCTTTGCCTAAATAAGTAGCGGCAGTACTAGCGTCCATTTCCCCTATTGCCGATAGGTTCAGTACATCCGGGAGTAATGCCAACGAGTCGTTGTAATCTCCTGTAATAAGAATAAGTCGAGATAGGATATCTCTTTGGTCGCTGTCTGCTATTCCCGTTTTCCTTTGGGTCGCAGAGATAACAGCTTCGAGCGAATCCTTAACACCATCATAAGATATGCCTGCATTCTTTAGCGTGATTGAGAGCTTCTTTATATTTATCTCTTCGTTAATAGCAGCATTACCCATAAGCCCCATAGCCGCAGTTATAGCAGCCCCAGAAGCAGCCATAGCCATGCTAACTTGCTTTAAAGATTCAGCCATTCTTTTAGAAGATTGTTCTGTTTTACCCTCAGCGTCAGACAACCCCTTCTTGAGTTCGGTTGCGTCTGTGCTGATTTTGGCTACAAGCTCAGTTAAAGTTTCCAAATTTTAACCCCTACCAGCCCCAACTAAATAATTTATAATACCAACTACGATTGCTGTGATAGTCCCTGATATTCCGCCTATGATACCGGATGTTCTCCTATCCCCTGCTTCCAGTGAAGATATTTTAGACTCGTAGACTTTGCATTTATCCGTAATCTCTAGCGTCTGTCGGGCTACAAATTCAAGCAATTTCCTGTCTGGCATATCGCCTATACGTTTCTCAAAGTCAAGTTCGTAATTAATCCCATTACTCATAGCGAGACCCCCTTGACAAATCAAGATTTATAGTTTATACTATTAGTGGATGTGTAATATGAAAAGATTTATTTGCCTAGTGATACTATTAACAATGTTGTTCGGGCTTGGTTTTGTATTCCATTACGCTATTACCACCCCACAATATATTACCGAGTACATCCCCGTTTATGAAACTGTATATATTGATAAACCGGTTGAGGTTGTAAAGGAAGTCTTTGTAGAAAAAGAGGTTATCAAAGAAGTCCCTACCATCCAAGAGGTTGAGGTTATAAGAGAAGTTGAAAAGATTATTTACCGCCCATTGGAAGATTGGCAATCAGTAGATGAATTAAAGGCATGGCTGGAATCTGACGATGCTCCTCTTATCCTTAGAGTGGATGAGAATGGAGTTATTAATTTCAATGGTCAGTGCGAGGATGTAGCATTTCGAGCAAGAGATAGAGCTTACGATATCGGGAAACGGCTTGATACTGAAATACTAACTCGCCAAGAGTGTATTAAATATAAGCAATATCTACCTGGTGATGTTTATAGCTTAGGAGCTAATGACGGGCATTATCTTAACAAAGCAGTCATAGGGAACGAAGTTTGGTTTGTGCAGGTTGATACTGATACAATCTGGTTAGCTTATTATTTAGACTGAAATAGCCATTATCTCCGAAATTGTTTGTGATAATTGCCCAATCTCTTTAAGGGTAATAAGTCTACCTGTTTGCTCAATAGTCAACTCGGGTTGATTCTCTTTGAGCAAAGCAAAAACCAACGCCCTCAAGGTAGTCATAGTTTCATTGTCCATCTTGGCGGTGAACCTGCCCAACCCGAATCCCATTGTCTTTTCGATGTTCGCTAAAGTAGTCATGTCAATCGGCGGGAGTTTATACTCCTTCCCGTCTGCCAGTTTGATTGACTGTGGTTTCTCTTGTGCCAATACGTTGACGTCCATCATCTGCTCCTTAAAATATTTTCTTGTAATACTTGACAAATAGGATAAAGTGTGCAATAATCTTTATTGAGGTGAAAAATGAATACCCCTAAATGGGCGCAAGATTTAATATTAGATGCTATTTTGTATATCCAAAGTACTACTCATTTAACTCCTGAGTTACCTGATATTCACTGGAGGCATCCTACTAATGGAAGTAAATACTTCCCTAAACGCCGTGCCGGTTCTAGTGGGGTATGTTATCGAACACATATTACAATTTGTGGGGGTAGTAATCGGATAGATTGTAAACTTGTAATCCTTCATGAACTCGCACATTGGGCTAGACCGTGGGGAGAACATCACTCGTCAGATTTTTGGGATTTATGTTGGCAACTATACCGTGAATATAAACTTCCTATCCGCTATTGCAAACAACGAGAGGTTGAGTATCGCAAGGGTGCGCTTGCTGCATATCACAGAAACCGTAATAAACTATCGGCCCCTTAATTCTTTTTTGGGTAATCTAATATCCTTATCTACTGCCAGTTTCTCTAACGAGTCCTGCTTCTTACCGCCCCTTTGCGGCATAGCACCCTGTAGAAAATCCCCTGCTTTTAATGCCCCCCTATTCTTGCGAGGTATTGTATTGTAGATGGCTGCCAAGATATTGGCTACTGTGTGCATCCTGCGCCATTCGTCCACCGACTCTTGATAATACAATTCCTTTAAGATTGTATTAAACTGTATAGGGGATAACTTGCCAATCTCTTCCCGTGTCCAGTGGAGTTTTCTAGCTAGATAAACTACTTGCTCTGTGTTCACTAAGAGTTCCTTCCCCTATTATCTCAATACGCTCATGTATCATGGTATCGAATACATTTTGAATCTTTGAGATTACCTTACCCGAACCTTCCCAGTATGAGTCTCCTATATCGTGATAGAGCCGGGCTACAAAATCATCCGGCTCCGCAAACAACCAGTAGGCGGGGGATTCGAGCTTCCACTTAGCGAACTTATACTTCTCTTTATCGTAAGGAGTGTCAGCTAGTAGTAGCCCGAATTTCCAATCAGTAAACCCGCCGATTTGGTTACCGTCTTTGAATAGTCCGCCGATTCTACCTTCCATATTAAGCCGTAGGTACTGTTAATGCTCCCGACCCTTGAAAGTCATAGGACAGACCGACAACACCGTCAACCGATGCAGCACCATGTAATCCAGTGATTAAGGCTGTGCCAGTGTAATACTGGGTAGAAGTCCCGCTCTCACGGAGGTGGAGGACATACGAAGTGCCAGGGACTAACCCAGGCGCACCATCCTTGTTCCCTTCAAATGAACCCGACCAACCTGAAAGTCCGGCTATGTAAGTCTTTAATCCTGAGTCTGCAAAGTCCGTAGTGTCAAGTGCGTCTGAAGTATAGTCTACATTCCATGACTTCATACCTGCTACTATAACAACCCCAGTAGCCGTTCCTCCTGCCGTAGTAGAATAAACATTACCTGATTTACCGGCTAAATGTGCCATATTATTACCTCCAATATTTTATGCAGTAGGTACTGTTAGTGTAGTCGTGCCTTGAAAGTCATAGGCAATCCCTACAACTCCGTCCACGGAAACCGTAGGGTGCGAACCCGTCAAGATAGCCTGCCCTGTATAGACTTGTGTAGCATCCGTAGACTCCTCAAGGATAAGCGCAATCTCTGCGCCTATCGCAGTAGGTGCGCCATCTTTAAATCCCTCAAAACTTCCGCTCCATCCGCTCAACCCAGCAATGAATGTCCGTAATCCAGAATCCGCAAAGTCCGTAGTATCTAACGCATCAACTGTATAATCCAGCGTCCACGATTTGATACCGTCTACTGTTGCCCCCGCTACTGAAACTTCTCCAGCTTTCCCGCTTATCTGTGCCATTATGTTACCTCCGTTTTAACTATTTCTCCCCAGGGATATTCATTATGTTCAGGGTCAGCCCAGCACATGAAATGCCTGTGACCAATTAAATCTTTTTGCTCGTGTCCGCACAATACCCCGGGGTCTGCATAGATTTTAAATCCTGCCGATTGTGCCTTACGGCAGAAGTCGAAGTCCTCCCCCATGTGCAAATCCTTTGCGCTAACAAACCAGGGGTCTCCTATCGCTTCGAATACCCTTCGGTGTATCAGTAAACACCCCCCGCCTACGCCGTCACATTCAATTAAATCTTCTCTCCGAGTTGGAAGAATCGTGGCATGAGGGGCGGTTTTCAATTCCTCTTTGTATCTCTCGAGGTAGGCTGCAATCTCTTTAGCCTTTGAGATATAAAGATGTTGCTCGCCTTGCCAGACATACTTGTAAACATGAGGTATAGGGTCACCTGGGCTTTTGAAATAAATTCCTGAAACTATCGGTAAGTTCCATGACATTAATCTGTTAAGTGTTTCCGGGTGAAAGGTCTGGTCAGAATCCATAAAGAATAACCAGTCTTTCTCTAAACATCTGACTATTGCATTACGTGCCAACCCAACGTCTACATCTTTAATTTTAGTTAGTTTCGTTCCTAGCGGTTTCTTTAATCCTAAGAATGAATAGAAGATATTATCTTTAAGGTCGCCACAGACGGGGATACCGATTTGAATCCCTTGGCTTTCAACACTCTTTACAAGGTCGCCGTTATCCCTTAAACTCAACCCTGCATCTTTGGCTAGTTTGTTGAAGTATGCAGAGTGGTCAAAGTGCATCGGGAAAATATCCTGTTGTTTAAATGTAGAACGGTGGTATAAGAATCCCCCGTCAGTTAGTACGGCTGCAATCTCTTTAAGCAATCTGGGGAGAGCGTCTTTGTGGATATGCTCAAAGAAGTCTGTTGCTACCACCATGTCGAAATCATGTAATCCTGTAAGGTCTTTGACAATTGGGATATTGAATCCTCTATCTTGAAATCTCTGTTGGGCAAAGGCACTAAGTTTATCTGATATATCACAATAGGTTGTTTGGTTGCCAGCATATTCAAGGGCTATGCAGAGTGACCCTATCCCTGCCCCTAGTTCGAGAATCTTTTTGTTATGATAGAAGAATAGTGGTGATACTCGTTTGTTAAACTCATCCCCATAATTCCAGGGTATCAATTCATAAAGGTAATGGTCTGCATCCTTATAAAACTTTTCTACTTCTTCTTTAGTTTCAGGTTCTTCTTTATTCCACCGCTCAGCAGCAACCCCTACATTATAATTTTCTACTCTTTGTTTAGCTTCCTCAAATGTGATACCTAGAAACCTTGCCAACTCCTGTATAACCTGATTAAGCACTTCACTCTCCTATAAAAAATAACCGTGATAAAAAGGTGGCTAATGGTAATTTACCACCCTATCCCTTAAAACGCCCAGATTTTGATTTGCTAGCTATGATACTAGGACTTGTCTAACCATACTCGGTATCTAAGTGATATTTGGAATATATTAGTGTCCATATCATAGACGGGCGAACTTATAAACTCCCTCAAGCATTTCATAGAAGTATATCCAGTAACACTTAAAGTCTTATCGTCTAAAGAATCCATTACCTCATCGGCTATTTCCGCTAGGTCGGCTGTTGACTTATCTGAGAAGGCATTTACCCAAAAGGTAAGATTCTCAATAGCTTCAAAGTCTGCGAATGTTCCAATAGGACTCTCTGTAAGTAAAGCGAAAGTTACATAAGGAACTGAATCGCCTTGCTTCGCCTTTACCTGGTAAGTCTTAGAATCAAAAGTTGTCCATGTAACTGTATTATCAACCTTAGTTGTGCCGTTAGTTGTTGGCCAGGTAGGTTCAGTAGTAGCATGAGAAGTCCCTGCTATTGTGCATAAATAAGAGTGTGAGTTATAAGTTGTTTTCTTTACCACGTCTCCAACGGCATAGGCAGTATTAGCTGTCCATGTTTCAGGCCAGAGCTTTAAGAGATTATAGAAACCAACATTGACTGCTGAAATCACTTGACATTATCCTTTTAATGTATTATTATTTAGGTGGAGGTGAGAATTATGGGGATAGTAGAAAAAAGTAGAGTTTGTTGTATGCACTGTTGTTACTGGCACGGGTGTCCTGTAATCGCTAAAAATGATACTGGGTTTAGTTGTAATTCGTGTTATTGCAAGCTATTTGAACCTAACGATAAACCTACTTTGAATGATAAATTAGAAAAGAATAGTTGGGTAATCCCTGATATTATTCATGTAGATTAAACATATTGCAATGCGTTGCAGAATCTAATCCAATTCCAAAAGTGTTAATTCTAAGTGGTGATTAGAGTTACTAGGGTTTACGATTCCCTTAATCTCAAAGTATCTTGAACTATCGCTATTCCTTATCCGCTGCGCCTCAGTTAAACTTTGATAATCACAGAACAACTTGTGTGAAGCATACGTAGTGAGTTTATCGGCACTCATTCTTTCCGCTACGGGTAAACTTGAAAGCCTACCCCTGAAGGCTGTACCGTCTGCCCATGAGGTTGTTACCCCGCCTTGTCCATCATCAGTTTCAGTTAAAGTCTGTGGGTAAAAGGTTTCAATTAAAAGTCCGCTAGATATTCCCATTAAAATATTTCCCTTTAGCTATAAAATAAATATTTGGCTTAGGCGTGAGGGGTACTTGACAAATTCGAAGTAATAGTATATAATTTTTAGTAGAGGATAAAGAAATGAGAAAACCTAATAATCTAATTCGAGAAATATCAATCAAGGAGTTTAATGGTTTATCTTTACCACGTGCAATCACTAGAGCCTATCTAGTTAACCAGTGTAGAGGCAGGGCATATTTGAAACAAGGGTTTGTTACTATCCCTAAATGGGCGGAGGATAAAGGTAAGGATTACTTCTTATGGTATGTAGCCCATGAGCTTTCGCATATTCTAGCCCGCACTAAATACCATGACTTTGCTTTCTACAAGATATTTATGATGACTTGCCCTGAGAAGCTACAGCATTACGAGTTACATTATAAGCCGACTGCGGCTAAGTTCGGTATTAAGAAATAGATTGTGCAATGCATTGCAATATCTTAAGGAGTAAAGAAGATGGAATTTGCTGATAGATTTTTATTAATGGTTCAATCGGCTGCCATTGTAAAGGACATTCAAACTGACCGTTATATTGCAGCACAAGTTATTGAAGATGCTATTAAATATATTGACTATCCCACTTTAAGCCATGCTGAAGAATGGGGAACGGCTGCAAAGGTTTTCGTTAACTGGTGCTATGATAGTAAAATCCCCAAGCCTAACTTTGTAAAATAGCTAAAACCTCATTCTCTTGTAACTGTGAATATTCCCCAAGATAGATTCAACCATACTCTTACCCAGTGAAGTTCCTGCTATCGTGTAAGAGTAATCTCCGATTCTTTCAGACTGCAATCCCTGTTTACTTCTATTCTGATAAGTAGCTACTGATAAATCTATACACGCCTGTCTTATGTCTGCGGGGTATTGATAGATGTAGATTGTAGCACCACTAGAATGAGTAGCTTGCGTAGTCCCGTTCACCCCGGGCTCTACAGTTAAAGTCGTGGTCGCTATTGAGTAAATGTAATATTGCTCAGAGCCTATCAGGATTAGTTGCCCTGCTGATAGATTAGTCACCGAGGTAACATCTACCGCACTTTCACCAGCAGTTAAGTCCTCAGTTATTGTAGTATCTGTTATATAGGGTGTGGTTGAAATGCCGTCTCCATATCCCCATATTCCTGCAATCTGGACACCGTGTTCACACCCTGTGGCAAACCCGTTATAATCGCCATTAACACTAGTCTCTATTCTTATTTTAGGATACGTGTTTAGAGTATCCTCGAGACCTACCCCATAAAGGTAATAATCTATAGGCTCGGTTGCTACCTGATAGGTATTCTCATAAGTGCCATCGCCATCTTCGTCTGTCTTTAGAGTTGTAACAGATAAGAGGTCGGGAATCCATAATACATTAGCACCATTAAAGTATTTAGTGGCTGTGCTGGTTACAAACGTTCTGTTCATCTCTCTATCAATAGACCTACTGGCAGCTTCCACTATCTTGCGGATTGTTACATCATCCGTAGTGGCAGAGATACCTAGAACACCTTTGACATCGGCTATACTAGCGTAACTTCCAAACATTTATACTCTCCATATTCGCCCACAGATAGGACACGAGCGATAACCTTCAGAGTTTATATCTAACTCCCAGGCACAATAAGGGCAAAGGTTATTTTCTAAATCCTCATCTATAGGGTGAAGGTTAGCTTGCTCTTTGTTAAAATCAATTATGTTCTTTAGCGTTTCGTAGCTCATCGTTACAAATGTCCTTTAAATAATAGTTCAAACCTTCACGCAAAAGAATATAAGCTAGTGTTCTATCACTCATATTGAGTTTCATTTTGGCATCATGGATTAAACGAAATAACCAAGACTCAAATTCTTCCGTGTTCTCCATTAGATACTCTCCGCTTTGCCTTTTCCCATAAACCAAGACTAGGGACTTTAGCGTTAGTTTCACTTTCAAACTTGTTACAGGTGTAGTCCACTTCGGAGCTTGCCTCTTGGAATCGTCTATATGTATCACGCATCCTGCTACCTGATTTAGGCATTACAAAAGATGTATGATACGCAGTAAGACGTGGGGCGGGTTGCCCGCAGATAGGACAAGGTATTGTTTCAACCTCGGCATCTCTGCGAGCTTCCGTCTTATGATTTGATTTACATATATAGTCGTATATTGGCATTATGCTAAGTTAGCGGGGCTGAGTTCAATGTAGTCAAGATTAGCGTAGTAGCTCGGCCCAGTTCCAGTGGCGGCAATCTGAACATAGCAACAAGCCCCATTCTGAATTATCGGAGGCATCTTGGGAGACCATTCAAAGGTTGACTGCTCCCCTGCGGCTATCGCTATAGGAATACCAGCACTCCAATGCCTGCGAGTCGTAGTAGCCAATTCAGCAGTTACGGTTACGCCGCCCTCTGCGTCTACCCTAGCAGTACAGCGTGACTTAGGTTTAGCAGATGTTCCGTCAAGATAAAGTGGCAATGGTTCAAACGTATCTCCAGCCGAAGATACAGTAGCGGCAGACTTGATGGCATACTCATGGAGAGTACCAGCACCAAGATTGATTGAAATGTTAGCATATACAGGGATAGCCGTTACACCAGCACCAGCGTCTAGTGCCATTTCTGCGGCAGCATCAGTGATAAGTACATCACCAACTAAAGGAGTGGTTACAGTTCCAGCCCTTAGCTGAAAGGCTAACCCTTCAAATAGAGACTGAAGATAGAAGTCCGTTATTGCAAGCATAGATAGTTTGTTGATTTTAGGGTAAGTGAATACCCCGCTTGAATCACTCTGAGGTGAAGTCGTTACCCTACTTTGTATTTGCGTTAATTCAAAAGCCATTTTAGTTGCCTCCTATAATTTGTTCTAACTCTTTTACCTTATTCTCTAATCTCGCTATCGTGTCTCTATCTGTTTTTCTCTTAGCTCGGCAATTTTGACATCGCTTGGGTTCTACTAGCTGGCGGTCTGCATAGAACTTCTGTTCATCTATACTCCACTCAAAAGCCCCCTCACAGATTTTGCACTTTAGGATTTTGCTTTCCATTTTCTCTTCTCACTCGTTTTATTTTGGGGGAGTGGGGCAAGAGTTGTACTACCTACAATACCCCACTCCCAGGAGAATGACCTGCCCTTGCTTAAGGAGCAGGCTCTACAAACTTTTCCATGAGCGTATAATGCTCAAAACCCAAGCGTTCCTCTTTGTCAAGTTGTTTCAGGAACTTACCAATCTTGGCTTTAAGACCGTCTGAAACAGGTATATCCCGTTCCTGCTCAATAGGTGTCCCATCTTCTTTTTGAATCTTCCACTTGACCTGAGTTTCAACTTGTTCAAACTGAAGGTCTGTTTCTTCTTGTTCGGTAAACAAACCCTCCATGAGTTCCCTTGCCTCTTTCATGTGGGCATAGTTCCAACCCTGAATCTGAGGTACAATGTTCCTGAGTAGAAGTCTCTCGAATACATTAAGCAGCATTTATTCATTCTCCTTTATTTTGTTAACTCAAGCTATCGTAGACAGCTACATACTTAACAGTGCCAGCAGCGTCTACATAAAGAGGTACTTTGCCAGTGATTGTTCCTGACGAAGCCGATGCCGCACCGATAGCGGGGCCGGAGGCAATATCAAACAAAGCCGTGATTGCCTTATTGCTAGTACCCAGATAGAATGGGCAGAAAGCCGCAGGAGTACCAGTTATAATGGCTTCCATTTTTAAGCCAAAGATAAGTCTGGTATTAGTAGCTGTGACAGTCCCATAAATACCATTATCCTGAGCGCAAACGTGATACGCTCCTGTTACAGCGGAAGCACCAAAGTTAATCCACGAACCAAAGGCGTAAAAATGACCCGCCCCAGTTCCCGTATAAGTTGCTTCAACATAGCCAGCTGCACCAATGGCATTGTTAGGAGACGCACAAGTTACAGATGATTTAATGCCTGAATAAGCGTCACCTGCGGTTAGCGCAGCTATTGTAGTTGCAACCGGCCCATCAAAAGTAACTCCTACAGAAGCACCTGCTATCGCCAGAGTGTTAGTCCCGCCAGTGATAGTTATATCACCAGCCCCAAAGTTGATAACACCCGTAGCCGCCATAAACAGGTCATCACCGCAAGTAATGTCAGCAGCCGTAGCAATGCCACCAGTTACGATTAAAGCACCTGTGGTGGTTGAAGAAGTGGCTGTGGCATTAGTGATTGTTACCGCTCCGTCAGTTGAAGTGGCCATGCCCGTTAGAGCTAGTGTATGTGCGCCAGCGTCTAGCGTGAAAGTCCCAGTAGATGAGCCTTTCCAAACAAAGTTTACATCGTTGGCAGTATCCCCTACCTGAACATAGTCAGCACCAAGAATGAAAACATCACCTGTGGTAGTATGCCCGTAAGCCTTCTCGTAGAAGATAAGCCTACCAGACTCCCAAAATGAATTGATTGCAAAAGTTCCTACACCTTGTGTACTCATTTTTATCCCTCCTAAAGGTCTAGATTATTCCAAGTTATTTATTGCGTGGTCTTACATACCCGCATTGACACCTGATATCTAACATCTTGCGACCACACCATTTACAGATGTCATTTCTAACCATCGTGTCAACAGGCGGTGAAGTAAAGGATTTAACTTCTGGTGAGGGGGCGGCTTTCACCGCCCGCCTCTTTCTCTTATCTCGTTTTTGAATTGTCACTTTACTCCTACGTCAGTGCGTTGGCATTAGTCTCTTTGGGATACTTCGGCCAGCAGAGGGCTACGATACCAATAAACACATCAGCACTAGCATTGTCAGTAACGGTCAAACCCACATAAGGCTTGGAGGCTGTGGTCAAGTCGCTGGAATCAACGTCAATTATCAAGACCATGTTCTCGTGCGTTCCGTTGATGGTCGTGAAACCTGATGTGGTTAGAGCGGTGACATCCCCCATCGTATCCGTGCCCGCAGCAGCAGTCAGACGATAGCGAGCAGCAATAGCAGTTGAAGAGGAGCCAGCCGTAGCCGCTGATTGGGTGACTGTGATTACAAAGGCGTCACCAGCGATAGCTCCCAGAGAAACGATGAACTCTACCTTTTCGTACTGCTTCATGTTAATGTGAGGGGCTACGAAAGTAGCCGACAACTGCTCAGGTGCAGTGATTGGTACGATATGTATATCTTGTGCAAGATTCATTTTACCCATTAAATTTAACCTCCAAAGTTATTAAAGTTTTGTTTCTTTAGGGGGAGGGAATTGAAAGCCGAAGCTACTTAGTATTACTACTAAATTACCCTCCCCATTTATTCTAGTTAAGTACGGGTTCCGGAAAGGACAACAAAGGGTGACTGGTAAGAAGTGCTGCCCTTGTAAGGGGTCAGGTAGTTAGACCACAGCGGCTGTCCGTCACAGCGATAGACAAACCTGAAAGCCGTCTGGTCGGTCTGGAAGTTGACGTGAATTGAACTTGCGCTCTGCATCGAACCTTTGTCAATCATCACGTACTGGGAAAGGTCAGCGAGGATTATGTCACCAGCAGTTCCGAGAGTGGCGCATTGTTCGCAAGGGATAACAGGTCTGCCGAAAAGCGTCCCATAAGGTGCGCCAGAAAGCCCGCCAGCAGGCATATAGACTGGAATACCCCCAGAGCCTACAGCCAGAGCCATCGTATAGAGTTGAGCCTCAATGTTCTGGTTAATCAGCCAAACATAGTTAGACGAGTTCGGGCCGAAGCGGGACATCCACATTTTGATGACGTTCTCAGCTACGATAGTAGAAGCACCCTGTCCAGTCTCAGCGGTAACAGTTACCAGACAAGGGGCATTTAAGATTCCCAGAGGCTTGGCAGCACCATCGCCATTTATGATAGCGTCAGCCAGTTTGAAGTCAAACTCAGAAGCGAATGCTCTCATAATCCAAGACTCAAGAGCAGGGGCATCTTCTAAGAGTTCATCAGTGCAGGTCGTATAGCCTACGAGTTTCTTCAGTTCAAGAGCTATCTGTTTGAAGGAAGGATAGCTTGCAGTTTTGCTTGCGCCCTCACCTAACCAGTAGGCAAGAATACCACCAGACCTTGAACCGTCAGCCCTTGAGTCATCCGCAACTGCTGGAATCTTCATAGCGTTAGCATTACTTGAAACTGGCATACGATAGACACGGCTAACAATACCACTGTTTACAAATACCTTCTCAAGTAACTGGGTAGCGAAGTCAGTCTGTACCAAGAAGCCACCATCAGCAGGTACGCCCTCGCTGATACCAACAATAGTCTTGGACATCAAGCGGGCATCCATATTCCTGCCCTTTGAAATTTCAGCAGTCTTGACAGCCATAAGCTGTTCGCCAAGACTAGAAAAGGGCTGGTCGCCTGCGTCTTTTACGACTTTTATTTCAGGGTCAGCCGTAACCTTTCTAGTTATATCTTTAGCTTTGTATTCCTCCAATTTGCCCTCTAATTCCTTAACCTTATCAGTCAAGGGTTTTATTGTCTGTTCGAGTTCCTCTTTGAATTCCATTTATTTAGCCTCCATTTGTTCTTTAATTATTTTGTCTAGTAATTTAAGTGATTCTTTATTATCCTCAACAGGAATTGTCGCATCCTGGGTTGCGTCTAAGTAAGATTTTGCAATGCGTTGCAATATCTCTTTGACTCTATCGTTTGCCCCATTTTCTTGAAGCATTAACTCTAAGTAATCTAGTTCATCAATGATTTGTTCCTGGGATGTTTTTTCAGGTTTGAGGTGTTCATCTTTGACTTCAGGTTTGACTTCGGTTATAGAATTGAATTGCTTTTGAGTAATCACGCCTTCTTTAACTGCGTTCATTAAAGCGTTAGGATTAGATGGTACTGGTACGATTGATATTTCTAATAGTTCCTGTTTGGTGTAAGTCCTTCTAGGTGTTTTCTCCCCACCGTCTCCATCTTCCCACTTCTTAGGCATGAAGCCTACGGATTCAGTCTTTAAGAAGCCGGCTCCAACAAGCCTCTCTACAATGTCAGCAAATTCGTAAGTACCTTCAGGGGGGAACTCCACATTGTTGACTAACTTACCATCACGGATACCGACTTTAGTAGCCCTGCCTATAGGTAAAGTTCTATAATCATGAGCGAACATTATAACCGGATTCTTTTTGAAGTTCTTTAAGTCCCAGCCAGAGACATCAATAACCTCCCCGTCTCTGTCCATATCAGCAGTAGAAGCGGTGAACTCGTATTGACGCTCACCTACTTTCTTGACTTCACAGTTTTCTAGTATCTTGTAAATCGTTTCCATATTACCTCCAGGAGGGTTATTCTATTGTAAACTCATGCCCTTTGAGAGCCTCTATAATTTCAGGCTTCTTAAGCTCGACAGCAGGAAACAGCCAGGGATAAGGTGGCATATTAATCGTTCCGTGTTCCAGATATTTGCCATGTAAAATATTAGTTCCTATTAAAACTTCCCCTTCCTCAACTTCATGTGTAATCGAACCTAACAATTCACCTGTTTTAATTTGTGGGTGTTCATTACCAGTCTTACTAACATTCAAACCAGCCTGCCTTTCAACAATCCTGCCAACTTTTTCTAATCCTTTTTGTAAGCCATCAAGGATTTCCTTTTCACGTTCTTTACGATAGGATTTGACAGTTACACTTTCGCCCATTAATCAACTCCGAACCAACGGCAACGACACTGCGGGTGAACAGGAATTATGCCATGAGCTTCTTTAGTAGGATATATCTGCCCATCTAATGGTAAGCACTCAAGACATGCGTCAGGTGCAGCATAAAATTCAGATTTATCTACGCCCTCAGTTTCATATCTATGTAAATGTCCCTCATTGTAAGCACTGATAACTTCAGTTCGTGAGATTGTTTCTGCCCTTACCTTAGCGTTCTCAGTAAAGTAACCCTCAATCCTCTTAGTAAGTTGCTGTATAGATTCCCCTGCTTCAAACCCTAAAGCTAATTCATTCCTCAAAGCCTCTAGTGTAGTCTTATTGATAGACTTGGCTAGAAGTAAAGAGCGTTCTGCTATCCATGTTCTTGCTGCTTCATCCATTAAATCTGGCATTAAAATAAATCTCCAAAAAGACTTGACAAATAGGATTTTATGGTTTATAATTTATATGTAAGGTTAGATAAGGATAAATGAAATGAACATCAAAGAATTAAAAAAAGAAATTGCAAAAGTAAAAGCTGACTACCGCAACCGAATTAATGACAAGCCCGATAATTGCAAAAACTGCATACACAAAACAACTAAAGAAGCGGTTGCCCATCGTTGCTACTATGACCTGAGGGAAAAATGCAATGAATACAAATAATCACTTTTGCCAGATGACAATTAGTTTTGAAACATATCAAGGATTAACGGGAAACCCGTCTTATGGTAAATGTGGCAAACCTGCAAAGTTCATAGTTCCTAATCCTAAAATGGGAGTAGAATATGTCTGTGGTATTCACGCTCGTTCTTTAGATAAAATGTTTGAACGTACAGGACAAAATATTAGATGTATTCCGCTTAAATAGTTTGTGCAACGCATTGCAATATGTTAAGGAGTAGAGAAGATGGTACATAAATTCAAGGATATTAATGAGTTTAATAAATTTTGTGATACTTCAATGTTTTGTGTATGCGGTAATCTTATGACTGGTTTACATATGAGTGGTTGCCGAAGGCTTAATAAAATTCGTGTTCAATTAATAGAAACAGAAAAGACAACTAGTAACCAATCTAAACTGCACTCTCAAACGCATCGTGATAGACTAATTCAATAGCCGCTTCAAATCTTTTTGCCGTATCCTCATCATTTAATACTGGTAATTCACCATGCTTGCTATAATAGTCGCTCATATACTCACTTTGATGCGTAAAAACGTCATCAAATACTCTCTTAAAGACTTCCTCTTGGCGTTCGGTTTTCTTGGCATAGGCTTCCCAGTGGAGACGTTTCTGGTCAGGGGTTAAGCCCTTAAAAGCTAAGGGGTTTTCTTCTTCGGGTGTTTCTTCAGGGGTTTCAGGTTTGCCATTTATCGGTGTAGGTATAAGATTAAGAGGCACTAACAAAACATCACCATTAGGAATAGGGTCTAAGCCTTGAGTTTTACGGGCTTCATTGACTGTTAAGTAACCTGCTCTCATACCTGATTCAGCAGCAGCTATTTTCTGGTCTACTGTTTCTTTGACTACTTCTTCAAACCCTATTTCAAGATTCTGCGAGTTCTTAAATTTGGGTAAAAGCTGCTCATTGAGTTTAGATTTCTTCCAGTTTAATCTAGGCTTAACTATCCATCTGGCAAAAGTATAATCACCTGCTTCAGCATTAGCCTTATTGACATTCTCGGTAATGCCCATGACCGAAAGTGGCATACCCTCTACACCAAGAATAACATCCCTGATTTTCTGGTCCAGAAGGGGAAAGTCCATATCCTTGATAGTGTTCTGGATTTGGAGATACTTACCGCCACCCTCAAGCAAGGCTACCTGGTGAGACTTAGAAACGCCTTTGTATTTCTCTGACCATTGTTTCTTTAACTTGTCAAACTGCTCATCGGATAGATTATAGTCAAACTGTATAACCCCATCAGGGCGGGCCGAGTTGTAGAAGAACTGATTAACCCACTTGTCCATATTCTGTTTGGCATCTAGGTTAATCCCGATAGCTTGAGCCTGTCCTAAACCACGATATTGGTTCAAGGGATTAGGAAACTTAAAGTGTATAATCTCATTTACATCAAAGGGAATAGCGTCAGCACCAGCACCATAAACATAACCCTTTACAAATGGGAAGTTCTTAGCAGGCACTACAGACATTTTATGGGGATAAGGTAAAATAATCTCAGCAGGTTCATTCAGAGCATTAAAATTAAGTGCCCAGAACGATTCACCTATAGACTCCAAGTAGATAGAATCCAACGCCATGACCTCTTCTGAAGTCTGGAATGGATTCATGCCCTTAAGAAGACTTAATATTCTATGGTTATAAATCTGTTTAGGCTTATCTCTATTTGTAACATCGGTTAGAGTCCACTTAACCTCAGAGATACCTAGAGCAATCCTAAACTGAACAGCGTGCCACCAGCCTATCGTACCATAGGCATTAAGAAACCCCTCGCCTGTACGGTCAGGGGGTGTAATTCCGCTATAATAGAAGTTGCGGTTAGGTATAGGGGCTTTACTACGATTAAATAATTTTAATATATTCAATAAAAACCCCTTGACAATTCTAATTTAATATGCTAGTATAAAGATATTGCAACGCATTGCAAAATGTGGAGGGTGAAATGAAAAGAGAAGAATTAGAAAACTGGCTAATCAGTAAAGGATACTCAAAAGATAAGTTCGGCCATTATCAAAAGACTGTTGGGGAAACCACTGTTAGATATAAGATGCAAGCTAATTCAGCAAGGTATGAGAAACGAATCACATTTGCGGCTACTGATTATAGCCCTAAACAAAATGAATGGTTAAGACTTGCTTCTGGTTATTATAAATCTTTATCAATTACTCCTGAAGGTAAACTAGCAGGTATGAAAAGATAGGAGAAGCGGCCGCTATATATACTCTCCTATCTTATATTATACCACAAGGTTTTACTTGACTTCGCACTTATCACAAAGAATTGGCTTGTGTGGTTTTCTCTTATAATCTTCAGGCAAGCGTTCTCCACACTTCCTACAGATTTTGATATTAAAGATTCTAC